TTCCCCTACTCAAACAGAGAAGTTAGTCTACAGAACCCATATAGCCACGTTAACTGAGACAGAACCTGTTTCTAGGATACCAGTGTTCCAACTGTGTAAGAACGAAGAGAACGGTGCAGAAGGCTGTGTATTCTTTATAGAAAACTTCTGTTGGACATTCGACCCTAGGAGTGAATCCAAATATCTACCTGTAGTGTTGTATGATTACCAGATAGACTTTATTCATTACGTTATCTCTCACATAGACCAAGGAAAGAATTTCTTGATAGAGAAGTCTAGAGACATGGGTATGTCTTGGCTGATTAGTTATATCTTTCTTTGGTATTGGTTGTTCCGCCCAGGGTCTGCGTTATTGATGGGTTCTTACAAAGAGGTACTGGTAGATGATGGAGTTAACACTGGAGCTATCTTTGGTAAACTAGAATTCACCCTTCGTAATATGCCTAAATGGTTGTTACCAAGACTATTCAATTTCAGAAAGCATAGAACAAATCTAAAGCTGGTAAACCCAGAGAACGGCAATATAATAACTGGAGATACAATGAATCCCCAGTTTGGTCGTGGTTCTCGTATGACTGCTATCTTTTATGATGAGCTAGGCTTCTGGGATGCAGCTAAGGAAGCATGGGAGGCAGGGAGTCAGACTACTGCCTGTCGTATAGGTAACTCAACACCACATGGTAAGAACTACTTCTGGAACCTTAAAAGTTCTGGTAAGTATGATTTATTAACGCTACACTGGAAGTTACACCCGCTGAAAGACCAGCAGTGGTATGACTATGAGGTGGCGACAAACACTGATGAAACAATAGCACAAGAGGTTGACCTCAATTATGAAAAGTCCTTAGAGGGTAAAGTCTATCTGGAATGGAAACCTGTTGTTGGTCTTTATCCTTACAATGATAGAGCACCTTTGTTTGTAGGATGTGATTGGGGAAAGGAAGATGGGACAGCTCTAATCTGGGCGCAGCTAGTAGATAACAAACTACGCATTGTAGATGCTTTCTATAAGACAGGAGAAACAATAGATTTCTTTGTTCCGTTCTTTACAGGGGTTATCCCTTCTGACCATTTTAGATACAATAAAAAAGAAATTGCTAAGATAGAAGAACATAGAAAGTGGAAACGAGGAACAGTATACGGAGACCCGGCTGGCAGGTTTACTTCTTCTGTAACGAACCAAAGTGTATTCAGTATCCTAAAAGATAACGGAATATATGTGAATTGGGAAGAACGGTGGAAGGAGTTTCCTACTAGAAAGACAGCAGTCAAGATGAGATTAAGAAACGGTGTAGACTTGAATAAGAACGATGACACAGAATATCTATCTTTATGCATAGAACAGGCAGCTTATCCTAAGTCAAGAGTCAATGGGCAAGACGCTGTCAGGGCGGTTAAACCAAACCATGATTGGTCTTCTCATCATCGTTCAGCTCTGGAATATTTATGTTTAGGGTTAGAGAACTTCAAAACTTCTAGAGTTGAAGTATCAGATAAGTTTAATAAGGAAGGTAAGTCTTTCAATCCTTATCTAAGGAGAAGACGTTAGTATGGTAAACAAAACTAAGTATGGAAATAAAACATTCAGTTAGTGAACGTGGCAGGACATGTGTCCCCTTCCAAAATGAAGGAAGCTATTGGTTCCGAAGGTTAATTAAGGAACTATATAAATCTTCTAAGTATTTCAGAGTTCGTAGAATACGAAATGGTTTCTTTAGAATTTATTGGAAAGATGCTTATGTACATGAGATGTATAAAGAAATGCCGTACAAAGGATACGTCTGGTACACAGAATCGCCATATAAAGAATCATTGAAGTTAATACAACAGTATGAACAAGACGGAGATTTACAACGTAAAATAAAGAATTTTGTAGAGGGATATTCCGAAGCTTCTAAAGCAATTAAGCTTAGGATTTATCAATTTAAAAATAACAATGAACACTACAGAGCCGCTAAGGATTTGTATAAACAAGTGGTCATTAAATAGAAAGTATTATGCAAGTACAAAAGAAAGAGCCGGTAAAGTTATATGAGCTCTTATATCCTACAGGAGAAACATTCAGTCCGTCTGAGGCGGAAATAGAAGTAGTAGAGAAAACATTCTTATTGTTCCGTAGGGCTCAGCAAGACAGAGACAGACAGTTCTCTTATTTCGATGGTGTCAATCTTGTTTCAATGATTGAAGATTCAGTAGAAAGGGTGAACACTAATCTATATCTAAGAGACGGAATGGACGACTGGCAGGCGGGGTTCAATGATGGCTTCATTAGAACCAAAGTTTTATCTATAGTAGGGAAGCTAGTAGAACAACTTCCTATAGCAACTGCTATCCCTAGGGGTGAAGAAGATGTTCTCAGAGCTCAGATTATAACTGATTTATATCAGTACACAGAAGAAATAGATGACTACGAAAATTTCATGACCATGTTTATCTTTGAACTTATTGTCAAAGGAACAGCGATTGGATATGAGGATATTGAATATAAAAAGAAAAAGATTCGTACAGTGTCAGGTATAGGTGACAATATGAAAGTTACCGAAGAGGTTGTCAAAACAACTAAGTTTTATTCTGAGATTGTTCCTTTGGAAGAATTTTATCCAGCAAGCGTTGGTATTATGGGTGTTGAAAATCAGCCATATAAATTCAGACGTAAGCTTATGGATGTGGTAGATTTCAAAGATAAGTATGGACACTATAAGAAAGCTTCTTTAGTTTCTGGGAAGATGTCTGCACAAAAGGAGGCAGGAGAAATTCCTTATTATCTTGATTTTATTTCTTCTGATGTTTCTGAAGGAACAGTAGAAGTAATTTTCTTTTTCGATATTATGAACGACCAGTTCGTAATACTTGCTAATGGGATTTGGATAAACCCTCTAGGTACAAAAGAGGTAGTTCAACCATTACCGTGGAATCATAAAGAGTCTCCATTCTTCTCCGCTATCAACGAGCCGTATGGAATATTCTTTTATGGTAAGTCTACACCTAATCGGTTAAGTTCGATGGGAGACATATTGAATGTGTTAAACAATATGCTGCTAGACCAATCATTTCTTTCTATCTTCACTCCAATCTTAACTGCTGGGTTTGATGGATTTGACGATGATTACCTAAGACCTGGTAGGAGAACATCAATAGACACAGGTGGTATCTCTCTACAAAATGCTATCATGCCTTTACAATTCCCTACACCTTCTGGTTGGCATCAGTATATTCTAGAGTATACAAGGAGAATAATGGAAGAAGCTTCATTCGACAGAACTACTTCTGGTCAAGCTGGAACTGGCACAGACAGAACCACTGCTTATGAAATTCAAACAGCAGCAGCAGGAGTAGCAGCTGTTCTGACTTCTGTAGCTCGATATATCAATTCAGCGATTAAAAGAAAAGCTAAATTGAGAATTAAGAACATACTCCAGTTTGGTTTCCAGCCAAACGCTACTATCATTCCTGGAGTTCTAGCTGACACAGATGTCAATGCTCCATTTGCTACATTCTCTTTTGGTAATACAAAACTAAGTGATGGTAGTAGAGGTGATAGAATACTTGAACTGTATCGTAAAGATGAAGCTCTCCCACTAAAGGATACTACCGAGGCAAGGGCTATTGTATCTTCTATAGAACGTGGAAAGAAGATAGAGATAACTGCTATCTCACCTAGCTATATTAGGAATGGTGTTGACTTTGATATAGTGCTAGGTCTAGACCCTAGGAGAGAAAAAAGCTCTATCGGAGAACAAGCAATGTTGTTACAACAAATTCAAACATTAGCAGCTGTAGGTGGAGAAAGAGTTAACCTAGATGAACCTATTGTGAAGCTTGCTGTGGCAATGGGTCTTGACCCGTCTAAAATTATTAGAGAAGAACAGCCACAACAACCTGCTGAAGGTGCAGGACAAGAAGGAGTTGGTGCTCAACAAATGGGTGCTGCGAATAGAGAGATGGCTCAAATGATGTAATATTATGAAAAAAAGACAGAGTGTTATTGAAGCATTACTCAATAAGTTTAATTACTATAAGGTTGTAATGCCAGAGGAAACAGAAGTAACCGAAGCAGAGATTCTAGAAATGTTTAAGACGTATGGAGATTCAGTATTCAGACGTTTTCTACGGGACATGTGCGCCCAAGATATCCGTCTTTATTTCAATTCCAGTAATGAACTAGATAGAAATAAATTAAGAGGTGCGTGGGAGAGAACTAATTATTTTATAGCATTAACTAATAAAGCAAATGGCGGAAACAATAAACGAAGTGGTTTACAAAACAAAACTAGAAACAGTATCAGTTGATTTGGTAGACAATTATCTTACCCGTGCTGATTGGAGAGTAAAGGAAAACAGTAACATGGCTTTCTCTTTACAAGGACTTAACAACTACATAGCGTCAGAAGTAAGTAAGACTTATTGGCTCGACAAGATTTACCC